CAGCTTTGTTGCACGTCGGCGGTTAGAGTCATAAATCGTACACCTTCTTCATTCTGAACTGGAACACGTTAGCGTCTTTCCCTTGTACGCTCCATGACCACTTGTTCCCCTCAAGGCGATACTTGGCCACAGAGCTTTCGTCTTTGAGCTTGGAATAAAAGAACGCGCCCTTGCGCGCCAACAGCGTGGAATTGAGGCTTGCCGCTTGCGCGTCAGATAAGGGCATGGTCTCAATGGAATAAAGGACGGTTTCAGTGTTAATACCGTCGGGGCTGATTTGCTCATACCCATCGCCAAACTGGGCTCGCTTAATACGAGACGATCGTTCAATATCAAGCTGTTCGCGCAGAGGAATGTCACTTACATTGGGCAACACTTCTGTCACGGAAAACTCGCACACGTAGCCATCTTCGTTGTCGGGCGTCCATCGCCATTCGTAGGGACTTAACCGATAAAGGCGAGGCGCCGTGTCTAGGTAGAGTTGTGAATAAAACGCGCCGCCATTAAGCCCTGTGAGCGCCGTTTCAAGGCTTAGTGCTGCCTCCTTGGACATTGGGCGCGTGCGGATTTCGGCCGTCTTCAGGGCCCTTGACTGGGCGCTAGGCGTGGCGTCTCCGCTAGCAGTGGCAATGCGAATAAGCTGAGAAGTGACCGTTTGCCCTTGAGACAGGCCATAGTCAATGCCAAACTCTACATCGGGCTCGTAAACGCGCTCGACTGAAAGAGTGAAAGTATTGGCCGTAGGGCCAATGACTTTCCATGTCCACGAATCGTCAATGATGCGATATTTGTATATGCGATCATCGAAATAAAACTGACTGTAGAAATAGCTGCCCTTGAGCTGCCTAAGTTGCCTGTCTAGGTCAATAGCCGCATCGTTTTGAATGGGAACGGTTGTGATTTCATAAGACGAAACGTCCGCTTCTTGTCCCGATGGAGATGCAGTGCCAGAAGTGGTGGCAATCTTAATCGTTTGGCCAGCGTAAACCTTTCTTGTTACTTCTAGGCCGTATTCACAAGGCAGCGCAAATGTGGGCTGTGTCATCGTCTGCCTCCTGCTAAAACACCACCAGGACGCAGCTCATTGACAATCACTTGCTTCACTGCTCCTTCTATCTTACGACCAAAGTCAGAAGCATTAGAGCCACTGGAATCAGTGCTAGTACGCCCATTACCGTCAATGTTGATGACAATGCTGCTTTGAATGTTGCCAGCGCCACCGCCAAGCTCTACGGGGATAGATCGGCCATCAGGTAATGGCACTACGGCTTCATTAAAACGCCCCTCGCCAAGCACGCCAAGGGTGGGCCCTGTGACCATTCCTCCATTGGCAAACAATTCAAGCCCAGAGAAGCTTGCGGCATTGAAACCGGCGCCACTAAAAGCTCCGGCAAAGCTTGGTACACCACCAGCCCCAAAAGCAGATCCAGTGGCTAATGCGGGTCCACTAAATGCAGCAGGATTGAACGCAGGCCCCCCCGCCCCAAAAGCTCCAGCCAGCCCGCCAGTGAAGCCGCTGAAAATACTTTGAAAGCCTTGCAAAAACTGTGTTTTCATCCAATCCGCAATCATCCGAGCGACCATATCAGCGAAGCTGTCCGCAACACTTTGAAACAGCCCTGCCAATACTTCCCTGACGGAAGACGTGCCAGAAATAATCCCGCGAAACGCCTGTCCAAAAGCATCGCCGATGGAAGACGCTATTCCGACAAACCGCTCTTTTATTTGCTGGGCTTCGATCAGTCTTTCTTCTGCTGCGGCAAGCTGCTCAATCCTGCCAATGGAAAAAGCCGGATTCTCTTGGCGCAAGCGCTCACGGCGCTCGATGCGTGGATCAAAAATGTTGGCCAAGGCGAGTTGGCCTTCCAAGGCTCGTTTCTTTTCTAGGAACGACCCGCGCACTGTCTCATCATTTTTTTGCTTCTCGGCCTCACGAGCAGCTTCTAGACCTAGCCTTAGGTTGTCTAAGATCTTCGTGCGGTCTTTTTCCGCCACTCCAATCTCGGCAAGGATTGCAGGAAGTCGATTTTGCAGATCGGAGTATTGATTTTCAATCTCAAATAGTCGAAGTCTGAGGTTGATTGTGCTTTCATCAACTCCACTGGCAATGAGATCATTCCGTTGCTTCAGAAGTTCGTTGTCAAGCAACAAGTTGGGAACGTTAAAAGCATCGGCTATGTATTGAGCCTGGGCCCTTGTCAGCTCGCTCGTCTTTAACAGTTCCGAATTGAATGTTGTGACCTCTAGCGTCGCCTTAGAAATATCCACCCTGGCTTGCGCCATCGTATCTCGGGATTCGTTGCTTCCTACCTTGCGAGGAGCGCCAGCGCCTACTGACCTAGAGCGCGGATCTAGGTGCATTAATTGAGTACCACCAGGCAAAATTCCTGTTACACCTGCGGCGCCGCCAAGGTTCTGTATCCCCGAGACAGGAACTGGAACAGGAGTACCTTGCGGAACGAACAAATCAATGGCTCCAATTCCGCTGGCGTATTGCTTGTGGGCGCCAATTCCCTGTCTAACAAGTTTCTCTATTTGCTGACTTGTCATCCCCTTCCTAAAGCGAGCCCCGCTGCCAAGCTCTGGGCCTACTCCTCGCGAGAGAAGAGCCATAACCATTTGCACAGTATCCTGAACCAGCGCTTGTCTGTTTTGATTTTGCAAGTGTCCATGCACCCAGCCAGGGGCGTTGAACACTCGACCAGTGGCGCCAAAAACAGCCCCAGTGCCCCCTTGGCTTGCTACTGCAGGAACTCCACCAGCGACACTCCCGGCCTCTTCCCGCACTTGCAGTTGTGCTTCCATGACAGCTTCAACGCGCTGACGCTCAGCATTGAGCAACGCACGAATAAATCCGAGGTTCTGTCTTTGTAGACGGTTAGCGCCTGCTTCTTGCACTGATAACAAATCATCGCGCAAGCGTTTTTCAACTTCATAGCGCTGCTTGATACGCTCAATTTCAGCTCTGTTGTAAGCGTTGGCAAGCTGATCGCGAAGACGCTCAAAAGCCTCAAGATTGGTCTTGGCTTGTTTTGCCGCAGAGTCTTGAGCAGCGGCTGCGCCTGCCGCTCCCGTCGTCCCTTGTCCTCCGAGCCCCGCGCCAAAAGAAGAGGGGACAAAGCTGCCAAACATCGTTTTATTTAGCTCTTCAACTCGCTGCTCTCGCGACTTTGCCCGCCGACGAGCGCCTTGCTCGTAAGCCCGCTCCACAGCCAAGGCCTCTTGGAAAGCCTGACCTCCTTTGAAAGCCCGCTCAATGGGGTTAGGGTAGAGTAGTTCTACCGACCTTTGGGCTCGCTGCTCAGCGCCTCCCGCATTGGCCTCTGCCTGTTCCGCCAGCGCCGCTAAAGCATTGATACCCTTGGCAAAATTAGTAAATATGTAAGAGAAAAAGTTGCTAAATAGCGGCGTAATTGTCTTAATAATTCGAGCAAAAATGTTATACAAATCTTGCCCAAATACGATAAATTGCGAGATAGTATTCTTGATTGCCTTATCATTGTCCAGCAAGAACTTAGCGAGATCAGCGGCATATAGTTGGAAACCTGCGCCAGTCCTCTGGAAAAAGCCACCATACGAAACGGCAAGAGCGTTAAGCGCCACTTGTAAGCGTGGACCGGCATTTTCAGGCGCGTTGGCGAGTAGCTCAGCAGTGGAGCCGTATCGCTTGTTCAGCTCTTCGACAAACTTGATAAAGTCATTAAGCCCAACCTTGCCCTCCTGAAGCAACTTGTCAAGCTCTTGAGGGGACCTGCCAATGGCCTGAGCGAAAATAGTGAAAGCACCAGGCAATCGCTCACCAATTTGCTGGCGCAATTCTTCTGCACTTACCTTGCCTTTACTGAAGACCTGTGAAGTGGCAATCAATGCGGAATTGAGGGACTCGGTGTTTCCGCCAGTTGCAATAATTGCTGCGCCAATCCCTTCAAAAACCTTGGCAGTGGTTGCAGTGTCAAATCCAGCTCCGCGAACGCTCGCCTGAAGCTTCGTAAATTGCCTCGTGGCATCAGACACGGGCAGGAGGAATTTTTGCCCAATATCTGTGGCTGACTTTAGGGCCGTGCTGTAATCTTCAAAATCATTAGAAACGCCAGCAAGCGCAATTTTTGCCTTGTTCGTTTCCGCGACGATAGTTGCAATTCCAGCCGCATATTGACCAAGGTTGTCAACCAACTGGCCAACTGCAGCGCCAGCAAAAGCCCCCGGCACGCCACCTGCCAAGCCGCCAGCGATGCCACCAAGAGCGCTTCCTGCACCCCCGCCTAATCCACCTCCATAAAGAAAAGCGCCGCCTGCCGCGCCCATCCGCTGTCCTGTAGTTAGCGGCTTGCGTGAGATGCGTTCAATACTGCGCTCGTAAAACTGAATCTCTTGGTTGAGACGCCTCCATTCTGGGGTGTCAGGGGAGACACCCTTGGCTCGATTTTGAGCCAATTGCAAAGCGGTGTTTAGTTGCTGCAGGCTTCCTGGCGAAAAAGCGCCCAAGTTTTCTCGCAACTGAATTGCTTCTGCTGCCTGCTGGGCTTTATCAAGATCAAGCTTGACTCGGCCAATTTGTTGCTGAAAATTCAACCACTCTCCAGAATCTGGTCGAATCTGCGAAGCCTCGATTTGCAACGCTCGCAATTCTTTTTCTAGTCGAATAATCGAACCCTGTTCAAAAGATTGAGCTTGACCTCTTAAACGCAAGGGCTGACCGATCAGCTCTCCACGCTCTCTTTGTCCTTCGCGGAATCCAATGCTCGCTTGTGCGCTGCGAAAAGCAGAGCTTCCAATTTGCAAGCGATTAAGACGCCGCTGGGCATTCGCGATTTCTCGATCTAGCTGCCTGAAGGTGGTATTGATGCTCTGGCTAAGGCCGCTTGCGTTGAGATCAAGAGTAATTGATCGGCCAATTCTTTCGAGATTTGCAACCGAAGATATAACGCGATTTAGTTCGCCAATTGTCGCATTGGCATTAGTCGTAAAATTGATCGTATATTGTGGCATGATTAGATTCCTTCTAGGTCTCCAGCAGCTTGAATAACTTCGTCAAGAGTTGCGATGGCATTGTCGGTCCACGGCCGCGCAGGTACAGTCCCTCCACCCCTAGCCGTGTAACCATCGTGGACATATTCGGCATGATCTGCTGTCCACGTAAATTCCTCTGACGATCTTCCAGTTCTTGTTCGTCTTTTGCTTTGAAGAAGCTCTCCAGTGTCCACAATGTCTCTAGGACTTGTAACTCTTTCGCCGTTTTTTCGCCTGGTTTCTACACCAGGATTCCACTGCCAACTGGAATCAATCATTTGCTGGTCAAAATCTTGATCCACCCAATCCATCGTGCGCTCAAAAATGCGATGATTTATGCCATAAAGACGCTGCAAAGAATTAACATCACGTCTCTCTACTCGTATTCCTGCAAATTGCTGAAGCCGATTTCCAATGCCAGCAGCTAAATCAACAACTCTACGCATGGCGCTATCGGCCTCAAAGGCATTGCTTTCAAAGCGCACTGTATAAGGCATTTACCGCTAGCGTTCCTTACTCTACAGTTTAAGCCAGTTCAGCGCCAATCATGCCTACAATTGCAGGCGGCAATGAATGATGTTTAATAGCCCATTTAATAGCAGCAATTGTAGAGTCTTTTAGGCCATCGCCTTTAGCTGTTTTTTCAAACGGCAAGAAGAATTCAATAGACACGGAGTTTTTCTTGCCTCCTAATGCGCCGTAAACCAAGCAGGCCAGCTTTGCTGTTGCCACACTATGAGCGTTGATCCCTTGTTGCTTTTGCTCAAATAACTGTTCCGCTATAGAGCGCAAAAACTTCACCGGCACCTTATGAAAGCGCTCAGCCTGGAACAATGGATCGGAAACGCCAAGATGGACAAGCTGCGAATACAACGCAGCCCAATCTGTGGAATGGTTAAGAGTGCGTTCGCACGTTTCTTCCAAACGCACAACTGCGCTTACTTTGGGCCGTCTTCTTCCTCCCCATCGCCTTCAGCCTCTTCCGCGCCATCCTCTTGAACCATGAATTGCTCAATCTTGGCGATCATTGCAGAAGGTAGTTTCTGCGTGTCTTCCTTAGACCAATCTTCAGTGGCAAGCCATTTTTTCCCGTCAAGCACTTCACCCCGATTCTTGAAAAACAAAGTGACAAGCTCTTCTGTTTGATCACGAGACGATGGCGACGCGGCCATCAGCTTATCCACTTCTTCGCTGAATTCAGCGAACAATGCGCCGCGCTCTTCCTCGCCTGCCTGAAGCATGGCAAACGCCTCATCTTCGCTAATGTCTTTGGCACGCGCAATTTTACGCGCAAGCCTAATCACTTCAAGCGTAAACTGAGCCCGCTTCTTGCTTTGCTTTTCGCGACACCACACTTCTTCTGCTAACCAGCTTCCATAAGCACGAAGCCTGAGCTTTTCTCCAAGCTCAAAATACTGCGGACTGCCAATCAAGAAAAAGTCTGAATACTTGCTCATTGCCATTAGTCAAGCAACGGAAGTCTAGCATTTGCAATTCGCACCGCCCCTGGCTTGTCAATTGCTCTTGCTGACACTGCTGCAACGTGCTTGTCGCCTTTTGTGGAAAACTCAACAGAACTGGGAGTCCATGGAAGAAAACAAGCAAGTCCTGCTTCAATCCAACCGTCCTTGATTTTGCAGTCAAAAAGCCAAGCTTTCCCGCAGTCGCTCTTAAGCAGCTTCATTGAACAAGTCTGCCGATTTCCCAGTCTGGAATGACAATTCTATATTGGCCATACACAACGTCCGTTTCAGGCGTGAAAGAAAATCGCGCATCAGGAAAACGCCTACTGATACGCTCTGCTGCTAGCGAAAGGTTCTTTGATGCCGGCAAGTAATCCACCATCACGACCATCCACTCCTTTCGCTGTTGAAATGTTCCCACGCCAGGCCGTGGATTAAGACGCGGGAATTCTTGAATGACAACCTCTAGTCCCTCTGCCTTCCATTCAGTCGGCACTCCTTGCCGGCCTGTCACGTACACAGCAGGAAGCGTTTGCCCATCGGGAGTCGTGTAGGAGCCGATTAAATTGGGCGATGCCGTGAGAAGCGTAACAATGGTGTCACGAAACTGTGCAATGTTCACAATAAAAAAAGCCTGCCGTACAGGCAGGCTAACAAAAGAACGATGGAAGAAACTATCAGGAGTTGGGCGTCACAGGAATGATGCTACCGGAGCTGGTGGCGTTTTGATGGATGCCAATGCGGCCACGGCTCATCAGGTCAAAGGTAACTTCCACGAGGTTGTCAGCAGGATAACTCTCGTTGTAGTTCATCACGCAAGCGGCATAGGCCACGCGATCGTAGAAAAACGTAGTGCCAGAAGATCCAAGTTGCTTGTTGATCTCCACATACACTTCATGGTTTTTGTTGTAACGAGCCTCCGAAATCACTTGGAAAGCTTCGTCAAAGCTGTTCGGCAGGAACACCGTGCCGTCCACGTCCTTTTGGAAGTAGGAAGTAACGGAAGCAGTGGCTTGGCTGGTGACGATCACGCTATCAGCAAAGCCGCCGCCGCCCAGCAGGTAAAACTCCTGATTGCCGTCGTTGAAGGCCACGGAGGCCGTGGTAGCGGCCTGAAGGGTGTAGAGCGTCGGGGCGCCGCTAACGGCGAACGTAGCGCCGCTCTGGGTGATGACAGGGCGGGCGGTGCCAGCAATAGAGCCGACGCGCACAATAACGTCCTGGCTCTTCACTAGCTCAGTGGGATGGTAGAGCATTGGGAATCCTCAATGGAGAGAGAGTGGAATGAGCGTCAGACGTTCTGTACGCTTCCTTTACCAACCAGTCTAAAAATGCCTCTGATTGGTGCACCGAGAAACTGCCAATAATGCTCAGCAATTTGCTCGTTTGGCAATAGCTCAAACCGCCCTTCTCTTCCATTGACTGTTGCAGCAGCGGAGCTTCCTGGCGTGACTCCCGAAAGGGCCAGGGGCCCAGTCAGTCTTCCTTCCATATAGACGGCAGTATTATCTACGCCAAGAAGGTAGTCATACCGAGGATCGCGCTTTTGCTTCAATGTGGCATAGTACGTGGTCCCAGAACTAAGGGGAACGTAATTGCCTGTTTCGTTGTCTAACGCATAGCCAGACGCAATTTGCCAAACCAAGGTGGCATTAGCAAGTGGCGAAAGGCCGTTGATCATACGACGAAACCAATAGAAGAAGAACTGGCGACGGTTTCAAGCATTCGTTTGAACTCTTGGCCATATTGCGTGGCCTCCAGTCCCTTGCCATATACCTTGCCATCAGTAGCACCAATTTGAATGCCCATTTGCGCAAGTTGAATGGCAATAATGTGAGCGGCAAGATGCTTTACGGCACGATCAGTTTGATCTCCAAAAACACCGCTGCCCACATCCGCCGTTGCTTCAGTGATGGCCCCGTTTACGATTCCCGATGGATGGGGAATGAATTCGGGGAAGCGCTCTAGAAAGTTTGCGTAGGTAACGGCCATGATCAGGCTTTCCCTGCGCGAATGGCCTCAGAGCGCTTGTTGATGGCATTACGAACCCTGATGCGCCCTTCGATCTTTTTCCAATCGCTGAGCTGCTCTTCATCGTGCATAATTTCAATCATGCGAAGAGCGTCGGTAAGGGGAAGCTGAGAAAGCGTTTGCACACTCTGAGGAATGTCCTGCACAGTGGGCTGCTCTTTCAGCTCTTCAATGGCGCCAATAGCCATGAGGCGCTTGACTGTAGGGTTTTGCCTTGCGGCAGCCCATTTGGTATCAGGCACCTCGGCATTGACACCAGGGCTTAGTTGAATAAGCCCGGAGTTCGTGATAACGCCAAACCCACCTTCGCGGGGCGGATTTTCAAGCTCAGGGCGATAAGCAATCAACATTGTGGATGTTCTAAAGAACTGCCAATTAGCTTAACGCCCCAGCTCAAACTAGGCTCAGGGAGCCTGAACGTAGATGACGCTCTTGGGATAGTACAGAGCGACGCCACCCACTCGGGCATGAGCTGGAACGATGAATTCCAAGCCACGCTGCTGGGGCGGGAACAGCTCAAGCGGCTGGGGAATGTGCAGTTGCACCTTCTCGGGATCGCGCTTGTAGATCACCATGCGATTGGTGCTCAGGCTTCCATTGGAGCTGTCAAGCTGGTTGATGGGCTCCACATTGCGGATGTAGGGATTGGTCCGCAGGAAGTATTCCAGCACGGTCACGTCCGAAGAGTCGGAATTGCGAGTGATGCTGATCTTGTTGTAGTCTTCGTAAGCAAGAAGGATGGTGTCAGGCTGTTCCTTCATCTGCGAAGCACTGATGATGGCACTCACGCCATAATTCAGCAGCTCCAGCATGTCCTGAGCAGTGGTGCCAGTGGCAGTAGTGCCAGTGAACCACTTATCAGCAGACACAACGTCCACGGTGGCGTTGTTAAAGAAACCAGCCAGACTCACGGAAGATTCGCCAAACATGGCCACTTCTTCCACCTTCTCCTCGTAAGCACGACGCACTGCAGCAGCGCGACGTTGCTCAAGAGCGATGTTGGCCATTTGAGCAGCACGCAGTTCCTGCACGGTGTAACCGAAGCTGCCACCAAAAGAACGAATGTTGATGCTCTTCTCGATCTGGCTGATGTCAGCACGCGGCAGATCATCAGCAGCATCCGCAATCAGCTTGAACTCGCCAGTGGAGTCCATGATGCGGTAGGTGAAAGTCTGGGCGCCGGGACCAGCTTCACTCGTGACAGGCAGGATGGTCGGATATTTAATATCCGCATACTGCACTTCAAAAACTTGAGGGCGAATGAACTCAAGCTGACGCTCAAGAAACAGGCCCGCCTCATCCATGCGAAAATCAGACATTGGTAAGCCTCCTATCAAGCGTTAGCAGTGAGAGTGAAGCTCGGACCATTCAGTTCCACAATCGCCAGGCCATTGCCAGTGGTGGAAGTGAGATAACGAGCATTAGACAGTACGGCAGTGCGACCGCTCGCGGCAGCAGCACGGAACCGGCCAGCGTATTCAGTGCCGCTGGAAGTGTGAATCACGCGCACAGGCGTAGAAGGATTGACAGCACCATAGACATAAACGGCGACGGCGCCTTGATTGGCTACGTTCACCACCTGCCTGTTTTTCACGCCAATGCGGTTGTTGGCGTCCGTGGCAGTCTCATCAACGTAAGTAAGTACGTTGACGCCCACCACGGATTCGCCCACGCCGCCAAGGTTCTTGGCAGAGTTGGCAACAGTGCCGCCGGAGGCATAGGCAACCACGTTACCGAAAGCCAGCACGGCGCCGGTTTCGTTTACGTAGGTGCCAATGGTGTTGTCGCGAATGTCAGAGAGCTGGCCTTCCAGCAGGGGATCATGCTGCAGAGCGTAAGTCTGCTGCACGCCACCTGCCGCACCGGCAGCCCCAGAGAAAGTAACGGCCATGGATCAGCGCTCCTTGGTTACAGAGAGGGGTTTTTTCCAAGCGTTCTGCAGGCGCTCCATGTAGGAAGACGGCGCAGAAGCAGGAGTGGCGATGGAAGCAACGGCTTTGCGCAGTTCGTCAGTCGCAGCAGAATCGCCACGGGAAGTGGCAGAGTCGGCCAGGGTGTCGAACATGGCCTGCACATAATCGTCGGACTTCTCCGACAGATCCAGCGAGTCACCACGCACGGCCTTGATGGAGGCTTCCATGATTTCACGGGCGTTTTTACCAGTGAAAACAAACTCGCTGTCCAGAGTGGCGCGAGCCTTTTCAATCAGAGCAAGACGATCTTCCACCAGCGAATCAACGTTGATTTGCTTGGCAGTTTCCAGTTCGGCCTTGGTGTCGGCCAGCTCCTGCTCAAGAGCATCGGCGCGGCCTTCGGCCGCATCGCACTTGCCCTTCATGTCCTTTTCCATGGCGTCCATTTCTTCCTTCATCTTGGAAGCCTCGGACATCATGGCGTCATACTTTTTCTTCATGTCCTCGTAGGACATTTTGGCGTCTTCCCGTTCTTTAGTGATCGCCAAAGCAACGCTTTCGCTCACCTCAAACTCGGCGCCATCAAAATTGACCTTGGCAGTCATAGATGGTTCCTCAATGGGAGTTAAAAGAGATGGATCAGCAGCATCCAGACGGTCCAGATGCAACTTCACCTGCGGGCCAGCACGGCCACGCCTAACGACAGCCACATGGTTTCCACTAATCATGCGCTGAACGCCGTCATAGTGTTCACCATTGCTTGTCACGCCTGGCGTCGAGTCGTATTCAACTCGATAGCCTGCACTGACTTCTTGAACATCCTTTCGCAGTATCTTTTCAATGGATTCTTTGTCGGTGATGGTCATGACTGCACGAACGAATCCGTTGTCATAAACCACTTCCGTGCCAGTGAAGCCAATTTGATAGTCTCTTGTGTTGGAGCTATCAAGAAGAACGGAAGGATGCTCAAAAGTTACAGCCTTGCCCGCAAATGAAGCAAGACTATCTGGCGAGCCGACCTCCTCTTCAGGAC